TTATTAAAAGTAAAGACGGTAAAGGATATATTTTAGATATTCGTAGACCATCAATGAAGAAAAATAGAGATGTATATAAACAAGAATCAGAAGCAAAAATTGAATTACCTACAAGAACAGGTTTAGGTAATAGAGTGATAAGACGTGTAAATTTTATTAAACCAGAAATACAAGCACGTACAGTCAAAGAAGGTAGAACCCGTCAACCTATTAAAAGTCTACAAGATATGATTAAGGAAGGTATTAAGATTAAATATGAAGAGCCTGACCCATGGGATGTTGAGTGGATAGATGCTAAAAATGATTTAGTAAAAAAAATGAAAGCTACAGACCCACCAGCAACAGATGCAGAAATAGAAACATATATGATGAAATATCCACCATTAAACAGAACACAGAGAACACGACCAGTTAATAAAAATCCTTTTGAAGATGCCACATTACCATTAAAAGACCAATTAAAAAATATTGGTGCTAAGGTAGGTGATGTGTCTACTAAGGTTCAAAATCTTGCAACTGAAGCGAATATTATTGCTACAAATCAATTGTCAAATGATGATGCACTTGCAAGATGGACAGCTGGTGAAGTAGCAAAAATTGAAGGTATTATTCGTCAAGTTGGTACAGATTCAGTCAATGGTCAAGATATGTTAGGTACTAAATTACAACAAGTAGTAGACCAGATAACTATGCAGAAAGCAATTACAAATCAATTATTAATGGCATCTATTGATAAATTACAGATTCCAAAAAATTTTATTGACACCGTAAATTATGATGATTTGATAAAAACACCAGGTGTAAATATAGCAATTATGTCGATATTAAGAACATATAAACAAAATCCATTAGAAGATATTTTTGAATTTTATAATTATGATAATAGTTTGAGACCTAAATTAATTACATTTAATGAGGGATTATTTCAAATGTCTCTAAATAGTAATATTATACTTATAAACGATACATCAAGAGAAATGATAATATTTAAAGATATGGGGATAGGTGGTTTAATATCTACGCCTGAAGAAATTGAACAAAAACAAACAGAATTATTAAGTTTAGGTTATGATACATCTAATATAGGCGCAGAGGTTCCAACTCCTGAAGTTGCATTAGGTTCAGTACCAATAGAAGAAGAATATAAAGAATTACCAGAAGATAAAAAAGAAAGACAATCAATTATAATAGATATGATACAGGAAGGTTTAAGAACAAGTGCAGAGACTGCATATCCAGAACAATATAAAATATGGGTAGATAATTACGGTCCTCCATTATTGAAGAGTTTTCCAAATATTCTAAAACGTATATTACAAATAAATATAGATTATAAATATAAACTTGATACTAATACTAATACATATGTTCAATACAACCCTAATTTTTTAAATGTTTCCGTTTTTTCGTCAAAAGGTAATCGTTTAGACCAATATAGAAATAATAAAGGATTATTCGAATATACATACAATGAAAAATACCCAGAATATGTTTATTTTGTATGGAGTTCTAATTTTGACTTATATAAAGGTTCGCCTAAAAGAATGGATGAAATAAAACAATATCTTAAAACATTTTTAGATTCTGAATATAATAGACGGGCAACATTAACAGCTCCTTTGGTTGAAGCTGCGCAAGAATCAGCAACGAGAGCACAAGAAACTATTACTAATATACCTATAATCGAAGCAGAACAAGCAGAACAAGCAGAACAAGATGCACGATTAAAACCTCAATATATACAACTAAATACAGATTATCAGGATATGATTAATAGTATTACAGATGAAGATAAGGAAAAAATAGACCCAGATTTCGACCAAGAAATGGTAAATTTTGAAAGTGAATTGTTGGCTAAAATTAGAAATAATTTCTTTACAGATAAAAATTATAAAATAAATGTAGATGAATTTAATAGGATAAAAGACAAATTAATAAAACATACACAAGAGATGAAAGCATTACGTGCTAAAGATAAAATACAAAAAAAAGCAATAACTGCTATGACTGAAAAATATAAAAAATTACGTACTCAATTACAAGCCGAATATGCAAATGTGCCCAAGGAAATAAAAGATTCACAAAATTTTTTAGTTAATATTGAACCATCAATATTAGGTTTTGAGAGAGAGATACAAAACTTAATAAATGATAATAATTCAATAGATGAAACTATATATCAAGAAATATTAAGAAAATATGAAGTAATAAAAGAAGCATTTGATATAATCAATGCTATATCTGTAAAGACTGTGGGTAGTGGGTTACGGTCATATAGTAAAAAAAATAATAAATCCCTATTATATAATATGAAAACTAAAGGAACAGGACTATCACTCCCAGGACGTGGGCCAGCTGTAAAAAAAGTAAATCCTTGGTTAGTGCACGTTAAAGCTTTTAAAGCATCACACCCAGAATTGAAATACTCAGATGTATTGAAACAAGCTAAAGCAACCTATAAAAAGTAATTAAAATTTAACCTGTCGTATAAATTGTGTACGCGTACTTACATTACCGTTCTTAAATTCAAATAGAACTTTTTGTTCATTCTCATCTTTATTAAATGGATTTAATACCATATTTAATTTAGCACCTGTTGCTAATTCCTTATATAAACCTAAATACGAATCATCATATTTTTTTGCCTCGTGTTCCAATCCTGCTTTAGTAATACCCTTTAACCTTATATGAAAACCATGAACAATCTTACCATTTTTATCTACACTTTCTAAACAATCCATATAAGATTTTTTACCTAAGAATATACTTTTAATTGCGTACACTTCCGCATTTTGGGATGAATCATCTTCATTTATATAAGAACCTTTTAATTCAAAATCACTATGAAATTGTTCTAAGTTTTCCCCGTCAAGTTCTTTATTATATACATCTCTATATTTATCTTGTAGTTTCTTAACATCTGCTCTTTTACAGTGCATTGAATCAGTATCAGTATAATATATAATTATATCATTATCATTTGCAACATTAAAAACTTCATTCATTATTCTTTTACTCATACTTAAAATTATACATCCTATATGACCTCTATTATATGAATCATCTGCCTTTATTTGTTCAAATTCATATTGATTCTTATTTATTTGTCTATATTCTTTAATAGTATGAAAGTTATTATAAATATAATTATCTAATGTAACTTTTTCTTCTGTATTCCAAATATCATTTTTTTTATCATATGTTTTTTTATCTATATTAACTATTATCTTTTTTGTTTTTGACTTTTTCATAATAGTTTTACCATAACTACTATTTAGCATTAGTTTAATGATTCCTGATAATGCTTCTTTCTTTTCTTTCTTTGCTTTTAATCTTGCATTGAATAATCTTTGAACTACTTCTCCCATTTTTTTATTTCCTCCTTCATTCCAGTATACACCGTCAATTATTTCATATTCAATATGATGAAAATTAATATAATCTTCTAATGTTAATTTATCAATTATAAATATATGGTCTTTTGGTGGATTATTGGTATAGTCAATTGAACCCTTATCTGTTTTAACTGCTATAAAAGGCATTTGTTGAATTTTATTTACTTTTAATATTTTAACAGTCAATATACTGTATGTTGTATTTTTCCAATTGTTAAAGTTTATTAATCTTTTCGCTTTTCCTTTTGGTAATCCTATTTCTCTACATACTCTATTAATAGCACTTGGATATAAACTTACCCCATCATAATCGCTTATTTCATCTTCAATTAATTGCTTTTGATATTTTTGATTTACACATACCCTACCACCATAAACAGCTTCTGCACAATATGCCCGTAAATTTCCTTTTATCTCATATGTTTCATCATATGCACCCTCAATTTTCATATAATTGTCTGTTAAACTACTAATAGTCAAATAGTTGTATATTGACATTTTACCTTCTGTAATTTCCTTAATTAATGTCTCAAATTTCTGTAATCCTTTTTTAAGAACTAAACAATCTAAACGTAAATATTCTTTATACCATGTTAATGGATTAAATGTTGATATACCTTTATTAGTGCGTTTAAATGATGGACATTTAATAACTAATTCATCAAAAATTAATTTTTGTGTATTACTTAACATATCTCTATATATATCTGTATTTATTACTCTATCGTTATTTTCTCTTGTATAATATTCATATGCTATTGCTTCTTTTTTCTTATATTCATTATCTAATTCAAACTCTTTTGGAAACTTTGCAAGTGGAAATGCGCATAATTTAAATGAATCCCTTAATTCAATTTCGCATTTTTCGTAACTACATTTGACACTATATAATTGTCCATCCTTTTGGCATTTATCACGGATATTTAAATATTTCTCCAATATATGATAATCATATTTTAAATTATGATAATAACATAATACTTTCTTGTTTCTGCCTCTATTGGTCATAACTTTCAACCATTCATATACTAATAGTTGTTCACGTGTTGTAGGTTTTTTTTTATTTTCTGCTCCATCAAAAATATTATCAAATATATTGAATATTTCAACTCTATCCTTTTTATCGCTTACACATCCTAATAAATATAATTCGTGATTTTCAACATTTTTAACAAATGATTCACAATCTGCATAAAATACAACTGGTTGTGCTTCCTCTTTTTCTTCTTTTTTCTTAAATTCTTGCTGTTCGTTTTCAATATTATCTAAATATATCACATCTCTTGTTTTAATATTACTTGATGCTTCATCAAATTTAATCATATCTAATACTTTGAATTTATCTTGTTTTAAGAATTTATGAACTAATGATAATGAATTACTTTTAAAATTATCTACATCTTTTTTATAATATACTTTATTTTTTTTTACTACACGTTTAATAATATTATTAAAGTCTTCTTTGTCTTTTATTTGGTCATAATGGTTAATTGAATAATTAGAATATATTGTTTTTTCATATGTAAAATAATGACATTCATATATTGAAATCTCTATATCTAATTTATCTTTTTCTGGTTCATCTGCTTTTATTTGTTGTTTTTTTATTTTATCATTATTAATTGTATACACATTTATATTACGGTTTATTATATTGCTTATTTGATGTAAATCTTTTTTATGTATATGTGTTCCTGCTACATATTGTAATTTAATAGAATTTATAATACTCGGTATAATACCTTGTTGAGATAATGTATATAACAAACAATGTTCACGGGTACTATGCGTAGTATCGGCATATGCTTGTTTCTGATTATATATTTGATATCTTGATAAATCAATAGATGTTGTATTGATATGTGGAAAAAATTTTGATGCTTTATTATCAAAGATTCTTTTGACTTTATTATTTACTGTTTTTTTGGGTGATAATAATGATACGGTAATATTCGTAATAGATTGAATTATTATCTCTTCTAATATATCGCTTCCGAATACCTCCCCGCCTTTACTTTCAATTATTCCATTTTCAAGAATATAAACAATAAAATCAGCCGTATTATCATTAACGGTTAAGTATTGATTTAAACCGTCAGTGCCTGTAATATGGATAACATATCTCCCACCCGCCCTCATTCTCGCCACTATTGTTTCTGCTTGATTTTCAGATAATGTTATATTTTTATTGATTACATTATTAAAAATAGCTTGATAATCGTTATTATCAATAAGATTTAATAATTTATTTTTGTCTTTTGTTTGTTGTCTTATCTCTTTTGACTCTACTAATTGTTTTAATATTGGGTCTATCTTATTCATCCATGCTACTTGTTCTTTTTTTGTTTTACGTATTCTTTTTATTTCGTTTACCCAATCTTTAATCGATGATTTAGATTTATTAATAATTAATGGTGTTCGTAATTCACGTGATAGCTTTAATGCCTCGTTGTATTTCGCGTCACGTGTTGTTAATTGACGATTTAATTGATTAAGTTTATTACTCCAAAATTGTTGTGTTGATTTTCTGTATTTAGATGTTATTTGTTTAATGTCGTATCCCAATTGTTGGGCTACTTGTTTTGATTGACTGTATAAAGTTGCTCTTGTCATTTACTATATATATATATTAGATTATAATATATATATGTGCGTTTCTTTAAGTATTTTATTTAATTTAATTTAATTTAATTAATTAATTAATATTTTCTTTATTTTCGGTTATAATTTCGTTTACTATATCTTTATTTATATATGCTGGTATTTTTCCTGCGCGTTTATATTTTAGTAATGATTGATATTTAAGTTTAGGATAGTCAGGTTTATACTTTTCTACAATTTCTTTAAAATTTATTTTTATATGATGGTCATATATAATCTTATTTCTTATATCTTCTGGTATCTTGTTGAATCCTTTTTCAGTTACAGGTTTATAGTTAGATTTATTAGGATAACTACAACGTGATGTGTTATGACATACCTTACATAACTTTTGATATGCTACAGGCCCCGCTTTATAGAACCCTCCTATTAAGTCTTTTACTACATTACAGTTCTTACATAATTTAACATTTTGATTTGCCATAATAAATAATTCTTTCTTATAATATAGATATATATTTTAATTCTTTACGCGTTTAATTAATTTTAATTTATTTTATATTACTATATATATAGTTATATAATATGTTTCATGCAGATTTAGCTTTAGGTAAGAAATATGAAAAAAAAACATTAAAATTTTTCGAATATGACAACTATGAACAGGCAAAAGGATGCGAAAGTAAATATGATTTAATTTTATATAGAAGATTTTATGAAACAATAAAAATAGAAGTAAAATGCGATAGACGAGCTTGTATTACTGGTAATCTTGCAATAGAATATGAATGTAATAATAAACCATCAGGCTTGAACGTATCAGAATCAGATTTTTATGTATACCATATTATAGATACTGATATAATATATAAAATAGCGACTGATACTCTTAGATGGTTGGTGAAAGGTTGTAAAATTGTAAGTGGTGGAGATGGTTATAGAAGTAAGATGTATCTATTACCAATGACACGAATGACAGAATATATTGTTAAACCTATTAATGAAGATTAAATATATAATACGATTTTATTTTTATTACAAATTTTACATTTAATATTACTCTTTGCTTTGTAGCAGTAATAGCAGAATATAATTACAGAATCCATTATATATTATACTTATAATATATAATTGTATGGGATGACACATTTAAATAAATAATATAATTATATATTATAATGGTTTATTATAATATAAATGAATATGATTTTGAAAGGTTTGAAAATAGCGATAATAAAAATAAAAAATATGATGCTATATTAAAAAATAAACATACTAATAAATATGTTCGTGTTCCGTTTGGTAGTCGTTCATATGAACAATATAAGGATATTACTGGATTAAATCTTTATAGTAATAAAAATCATTTAGATGATAAAAGACGTAATGCATATCAAGCACGACATAAGCATTTTATAAAACCTGGGTACTTTTCGCCTGGTTATTTTTCATTTTATTTTTTATGGTAGATTATGTATAACAAAATTCTACCTCGCGAGCTTTTCTAAATTCTATAGCTTTGTTTTTTGCTTCGTCTCCATATTTTTTAATTGAAAATGCTTTACTACATTTTTTTAATTCATTATTATTCCATTGTGCTACCCATCCATTTAGATATTTAAAAACTCCTTGTATTCCACTTGTATTATTATTATTAATTTTCCTATTTCTATTATTTTCAGAACAGGTACACCATCTTAAATTATTAAATATATTATTTATTCTATTCCTATCAATGTGGTCTACAATATCATAATTATTGGGATTTTCACAAAATGCAAAGCATACTAATCTATGTATTAATATTAACTTT